TACGACTGCCTTCAAAATAACGCCCAGAATTTGACGGTTTCTCCGAATCTTGAGAATCCTTCCAACCTGCTTGATGGATGGATGGTTCAAGCGGAGAACTTTGTCGTCATTCAAGATGGATTCAGCAAGCCGTTGATTTTCAACGGAACAAATCTGCGCCGCGCAACCGACGACGAAATAAAGACCGGGAAGATGATGTCCTACGTCAATGGACGCATCTGGTACGCGCTTCCTGACGGGTTTTCGTTTCGAGCGACTGACATCGTTTATGGGGATGGAACGCGAGCGAGTGTTCTCAAGGAAACCGAGAACACCTTCCTTAATGAGGGCGGAGACTTCGCGGTTCCGTCGGATTCAGGGGGCATCACAGCAATGGCCGTCCCTGGCAATCCAGATACGTCGCTTGGGCAAGGACCGCTTCTTATCTTCACCCCGAGATACGTCTTCAGTGTCCAAGCTCCCGTAGATCGTGATACTTGGAAGAACCTGAATTATCCGATTCAGGCTATCAGCTTGCTGACCAGTGGCGCGCTTGGCTCTAGGTCTGCCATCACGGTTAACGGAGACGTTTTCTACCGAGCTGTCGATGGAGTTCGCTCGTTCATCATCGCTCGTCGTTCGTTCAACGATTGGGGAAATACACCCATCAGCAACGAAATCCTAAACATCGCAGAGAACGATCAGACGAATTTGCTGTGGGCCAGTTCTGCGGTCGTGTTTGACAACCGTCTGCTGATGACAAGTCAGCCTCGGTACAACGCTCAGGGCGTCATTCACAAGGCGTTGATGGTTCTTGATTTCGATCTGATTACCTCGCTGAGGAAAAAATTTCCTCCTGCTTGGGCTGGAATCTGGACCGGATTGGATGTGTTGCAGATTCTCAAGACCGAGAACGCTTACGGAGACGCTTGTTTCGCAATCGCTCGCGGATCGGACAACACGATTCAGATTTGGGAGGTCAGCAAGACCAGCAAGTTCGATTCGAATCTATCCGATCCAAAGAAGGAGATTCAATGGCTGGTTCAGACTCGCGCCTACAATTTTGAACTTCCGTTTGGACTGAAGAAGCTCGATTCGGGCGACATTTTCATCGACTCGCTAGATGGCAACGTCGGATTCAACGTGGAGTATCGCCCCGACCAATACCCTAGCTGGCTTGAATGGGCGGAATGGAGCGAGTGCGCGATTACGACGCAGTGTGATAACCTTTGTCCGATAAGCAACTTTCAGCCTCAGTACAGGCCGAAGATGCGGTTGCCGACTCCTACGGATATCCCGTGTAATTCCACGATCAGCACTCCAACCAGGAATCTTTACGAGGTTCAGCTTAACATCTCGATTTCCGGTTACTGCCGCATCAAGAGCATTCGAGTTCACGCTTACGACGTTCAGGAATCTGCCGTTGGCGAGTGCAGGACGTTCCAGGGGTGCAAGATTCTTGAAGGTTGCGACATAAATCCACTTCTCTACTCATCGGAATAGTATGGCAAATCTAACGCTCATCACGCTCACAGCTCCAAGCCTTCCGTACAATTATTGTCCGTCCAACTACCAACAGTTGGCCAACGATATCATCGGCGGCACGCAAGCTACGTTTAATAGCGCGATTGGAAACTCGTTCTTCAACTTTGGCCCGACTGTTCCTGCGCTGAACAATCAGATTTATCCGTGGTTGGATGAGAATGGGAATTGGTGGGTGTTCAACGGCGGATATTGGGCGCGCCAAAATCCGGTTGCGGCTGGAAGTTCTGAGCGTCGTATTTTTGTTGGAACAAGCACTGATGTGCTGTCGTACGATGGCGGAGATGGAACGGTCTACTCTGGCAATCCTTACGCCGGTTCAATGTGGGAAATTGACACCGCATTCGAAGCTCGATTCCCGGTTGGAGCTGGCACGTTTGCGGCGAGTGGAGTTGTTAGCGTCAATGGAACGACCACCTCGACCGCTGTTGCTGGAGAAGATCAACACCTGCTGACGACGGCTGAAATGCCGACTCATACGCACAATGTTGCGATTAAAGTGTTCGGTCATGGCGGAGAAGACGGCGCTAGGGTAGCTGCGGACGGCGGAACATCATCTCCCACGCTTACAAACAACGTGACAGTTTTTCCAAGCTCAACGCTAGATCCAGATGTTGACGCTATTGCTGCGAATACAGGTGGAAATGCTGCCCACAACAATCTTCCGCCGTTTTACGGTGTTTACTTTATCAAGCGAACTGGCCGAGTCTATTACACCAAATGAAGCTAATCGTTCAGGACATTCGCTCCACAATCGCCCGTGTCATCGGAGTATGTGTCGATGATGCGCGCGTTTATGATTACATCAATCAGGCGTGTCGAAGGCTTCTACACAAAGGGTTGTGGGCTGGAGCGTACGGACGCTTCACGATCCACACCGTAGGTGGCTGCATCACTTGGCCGCGACAGATCGAAACCATCGAGGCTGTAGCTGACTGCTGCGGAGTCGGAACGGTTCGCAATCAATGGTTCGAGTTTCAGGAAACCGGATATGGACTTCTCAATGGCAATCAAGTGTGCGTTGGGAAGCAGCTTATTGATCGTGGTACTGTGGTTTCTTACCGCGACATGTCTGGCGGTACTAACAGCTATCTTCGAGTCTACCCTGGCGACGCTTCGGATGTCGGCAAAACCATCACGCTGCAAGGTGTTGATCAGAACGGTCAGTGGATTCGAACGCAGTCCGGTGGCGCGTGGATTGACGGAGAAAAGCTGACGCTCGCTTTGCCGTACGTTCAGTCTACCAAGAAATTTATCGAACTGACCGGCGTCATTCGTGAAGCCACGAACACGGTCAGCCGTTTGTACGAGTACGATGCGACGACCGCTCTGGAAACGGATCTGGCAGTTTACGACCCTGATGAAACTTTGCCGCAGTATCGTCGCAGTTACCTGACAGATCGTTGTAACAACGACGAGGATAAGCCGGTGACTGTGATGGCGAAGATGCGCCACATCAACGCGACGAGCGTCAATGACTACCTTATTCCTCCGTGCGCTGATGCCATCAAGCTGATGGTCATGGCCATTCGAAAGGAAGAGAACGATTTGATTCAGGAAGCAGTGGCCTACGAAGCTAAAGCTGTTCAAGCTGTGCAGGAGCAGACCATGCAGTATCTGGGCGACGCTGTCGCGACGATACGCATGGTCGGTGTAGGATTGAATGGCGGTGGATTCTCGCAATGGTTCTGAACCAAAAGGATAATTTATGGCAATAGGACTTGTAGGTTCAATTTTGGGTGGAGCAGGAATTTCCGCAGCGGGAAGCCTGCTTGGTGGGCTTTTTGGCGGAAAGAAGCCAAAGGTTCCAGAATTGAAGCCGATTGATTTTGCTGGAGAACAGCAAAAGGCGATTCAGCAGAATATCGCATCGCTTGAGCCTGCAACCGAGTTGGCCACCAAGACGACCGCCGCTGAGCAGTCTCAGCTTGAGGCGCAGCTTCGTCGCGCGATTCCTGGCTATGACCAGTTGATTCAGCAGGCTGGCAAGAACATTGGGTCGGCCTTGCGAGGCGAAATCTCACCAGAGGTTTCTGCTCAGGTTCAACGCTCTGCCGCTGGACGAGCTTTGTCTGGAGGATTTGGCGGCGCATCTGGATTCGGTCGTGCGCTAACCGCTCGCGACTTGGGGTTGACTGGGATGCAGCTCCAGAATCAAGGTCTTGCTCAGGCTCAGAGTTTCATTCAGCAGCAGCGTGCGGTGGGTATGGCGCAACCGTTCTCGGTTAGCAGCATGTTCATTACACCGAGCCAAAGAATTGGATTCATGCAGCAGCAGCAACAGCTTCAGTATGGACGCGATTTGCAAGCCGCTCAGGCCGCTGCTTCCGCTTCTCCGATGCAGCAAGCGTTGCAGAGTGCTGTCACTGGATTTGGTGGTCAGGTTGGCGGCGCGCTGTCGCAATATGGAATTTCGAGTGCGTTGATGTCTCAACTGCCAGGGGGATATCGACCGCCATCGTCTTACAATCCCCAGAACGATCCTGAGCTTTATTCTTTTCCGAGAACAAATACCTCTGAAATAGGGCCGCAATCTACCAGCCTATTCCCTGAATACAGCTCGTCCAATTTCGGACTCTAAATCTTATGGCCGACCAATCTCTTCAAGCGTTTCAGCTAGGCGCATCGCTGTTCGACCGCGCGCAGACGCAGCAGCGGATGATGGAGCAGTTGCAGATGCAGACGGCTGATCAGATCATGCGCCAGCGTCAGGCGGATCTTCAGAATAAGATTCAGTCGAAGGCGTATGCGGATGCGCTTGCAGAGTCGGAGGCGCAGAATCTGGAATACGACGCTTTTCAGAACTTCAATCAGCAGGTGTCTGATTTTTTGAACAACGCCACTGAAAATGGCGCGATGCCAGCTCTTCCTAGATTTAGGTCAAAACAGTTTAACCAGCAGGCGACTCAGATAATCAACGGTTTGGAGCCATACTCTGCTCGCGCAAAACTTATCAAAGAGCAGACGAAGCTTGCTGCTTTTACCGATGAGCTTGAAAGGTCCAGAATTGCCGAAGCCAGAAAATACAACGCATTAACGCGCACCGCTGATGGAAAGTACGTCATTGATGATGCGTTGATTGCTAAAAAGCGCACAGAAGAAGAGCAGCTTGGAAAGGCTGCTAAAATTTCTTCGGTTGCAGGTCTTGCAAGTGAAGATTCAATTAGGGCGCTTGGACTTGCTCCTGAAATTGAACTTCAAGCAATTCAGACAATGCGTGCAAAACAAGCGCAAAAGTCTCCATTGACCGCTGCACTTGCTGATTGGCAGCAATCTGCTGAAGACCAGAAGGATGCTAAGTTTCAAATTCTGAAAGCTGCGGCAGCTAAGAGTGGTCAGGACATTATCGTCGGTCCTTCTGGAGAATTTGAGTTCAGGAAGGCGATTCCGCAGCAAGTTCAGACCCTGTTGTTCAATGGAATTAAATCTGCCAATACGGCCATTGATCTGATTGAAAGCATCAAGCCGTCAGATGTGGACAAAGCGTTTAGCGTTGGTGGCGCTTTGAGAAGTGTCGGCCAAAAAATCCCGCTTGTGCCGAAATTTGGAGGCGGACTGAATCCTGAGCAAATCAGGATCAGCCAACAGCTCGGATCTTTAACTCCGCTTGTTGCCCGTGGTCTGCTATCTGAACAGGGTCGTCTTACCGATGCAGACGCAAGAAGGGCTGAAGAGTTGATTAAGACCAGCTATCTTACCTCAAGCCCAGAGCAAGTTAAGCAAAGCTTGGGCGACCTTAAATCACTGTTCCAAAACGCGAAAGATCGCATGAAGTCGCCGTTTGGAATTATTGGAGAACAAGAGGTTCTAAAAGTTGACACTAGGCAGCAAGAACCAGGAGGACAGACTCAGCCCCAAGTTCAAGTTACGGATGTTTTTTCGGCGATGAAGCAGCCTCCTGTTTTCAATTCGGTTGAAGAGGCTGAAATAACGGTTCCATCTGGAACCAAGTACAAGGTCGGAAACAAGTTCTACCGAAAACAATAACATGCCATCTACGGAAATTACTGAGGAAGAGTTTTACGCCGAAGAGCAACCCGCTCAACCGGCTACAGCGCAACCTGCTCAGGAAGTGTCTGCAATGTCTGCCCAGTATCAGGCTCCGCAACGGACTAGAGCTGATCCTTACGCGAGCATGTTTCAGGCTGGTTCTCCGCAGCAGCTTCAAGCGGCTGTTAATGACGCTGGTAAAATCGGAGAACAGAAATCTGTCCAAGGACAGGCTGGGCAATATGTAACGCCATATTTCCAGCGTCCCGGTGTTATGACTGCTCCCCCTAGTGTTGCAACCTCGGAGGAGGAAAAGAAAAGGGCTGCTGAACAGTTAGCAATTTCCGCTGGATTGGTTGGCAGTGCCATTGCTCCTGCATTTTTGCCAGAGGCTTTAACTGCCGCTGCAACAACGGGAACACTAGGAACAAGGTTGCTTGCCGGTGGAGCTGTAGGTGGAACAGCGGGAGCAACTGCTGGAGCGTTTCAAGCTATCCCAGAACTGCTTCGAGGGGAGTATGGCGAGGCGGCAAAAACTGGATTAAGAGAAACTGCTGTAGGAGCAATCGGTGGCCCACTTCTTACTGAAACAGGAAGAGTGTTGGTAAAACCAGCAATCGCTGCAAAAGAATTTCTCACTGGAGAAGGGTTCAAAGGTGCGATGGCGACATTCTTTCGACCAAGATATTCTCCAAGGGTTGGTTCGCTAGAGACTACTCAGCTTCGCGACATCATTGAGTCTTCTACTGGTGTAAGAGTTCCACTTGGTGTTGCTGAGGCGATTGGCGAGCCGGGGCTTGCTGAGGCAATCAAGAACGCCCCAGTTGGTGCAGAGGTGACGCCTCAACACATGGAAAGCCTTAAGAGGCTGATCGTCCTGAATGCCACCGAGCTTGGCGGAAAGAACACTGGAATCACAACCGACGAGCTGGCAAAGAGTGCTGTCGATATTTTGAGGAGGCGACTTGGAGCCGTTTCTAAGCCTTACGAAGATGCAATCGGAACGCTTTCGGCGCAGTTGAAGCCTTCAATCGACAAAGGTTTGATTGATGTTCAGAACTCAGCCAATGCGCTGATTCCCGGCACTGCCGCAACACCTTCGTTTCTTGGAAACAAGTTTCGAGAACTTCAACAGGCTGGATACGATTTCTTCAAGCAAACCGACACTAAGAATTTCAACGCGCTTCGGAATGATGCTTTTTATCAAAATCTGACAGTAAAAACACCAAGCATGTCTGAGTGGGCCAACAACATCGACGCGCAAGCAGTCCAGATGTTTAAAGGAACACCGGAGCAAGCTGGTGGACTTGTTGATGAGTTTGGATTTCAGATTCCCAAGGAAGAGGTTCTTGCAACTCGCGGAATTCCTTCAACCTATCCAAAAGGTACGCGCGAATATGTGGCCGCTATCGGAAACATGACTGAAGATCAGTCGCTTGATGCGCTTCGGAGATATCGCACTCAGATTGGAGATTCCATCGGAAAGGACGACTTGCTTCCAGGCCTTTCAGACAAGGCAAAGAAAGACCTTTACAAGGCAATCACCACGGACATCGACAATGCAATTTCTAATCTCCCAACAGGAACTCTTCGAGAAAAACTCGACGTTGCAAACAAGTTCCACCGCGAAAACGTAGACAAATTTGTTGGTCGTCAGATCCAGTCGCTGATCAAAGATGTCGGCGCAGAAGGTGGTGCCGGGCCTGCTTCAATCGCCAGCAAATTAGAGTCTGCCGATGCTCCGACTTTTCTGGAGTCAATCAAGAGTGCGGCTCGACCGGAAGACGCTGCGGCAATCGATTCTACCGCGAAAGAATATCTGTTCAATCAGGCTGCAAAGTCTGGACTCGATCCGGTTACTGGGGAGATTTCAGTTTCCAAAGTCGTCAACTACATCAATGGGCTTGCGCCTGAAATCCAAAGTCGATTCTTTCCGAACGCAAAGCAAATTGCTGGCTTGGCAAAACGTCAGTCCTCCTTGGCTGGGCTTGATCCTAATAAGGTGGTTTCAAGTCTGACCGTAGATGCCAATGTCCTTTCTGATGCGCTTGGCTCAAAAGCTCCCGAAATCCAAAAGACGATTGCGGAAGCCATAAAAGCTGCTGGAGAAAGGGATAAGCAGTTTCGTGGAACCATTCTTGGCGCGCTTAAGAAAGCATCGTCAAGCGATGTGACTGACATTGTTTCTCAGAATCCTAAAAAGTTCATCGGTGGAATTGTCGATGGTTCATACACGCCAGAGCAAAGCCGAGCTGCCCTCGACATGATTGGACGCGAAAGTCCAATACTGGTTCAGCAACTTCAGTTTCAATACGTCAATGATTTGATCGAAAAGTACACCACATCGGGTGTTCTAAATTCAAAGCAGTTGGCGTCTGAACTTGCTGGTGAGTCGATTGTCGGAAAAGCAAGTGATGTTCGAAATTACGCTGATGCAATACTTGGGGGAGGAAAGGTTTCTAAACTCAAGTCAGTCTTGGACAATGTTTCAAAACTCGAAAATCTAAAGACTCCAATCGCATCGAACGATCCGCTTGTGGAGGCGATGGCCAGAACTACTGGCGCAGCGGTTGGTGCAGCGGTTGGTGGCGTCGCTCGGGTTGGTCCTATTGGAACTGCGAATCAAGCGGCCCAGATGGTTAAGTTGGCTCCTCGCGTAAAATACAAGATTGCTTCATACCTTCTTTCAACACCTCAGTTGAGAGAACTTGCAATGAAGCCAATCGGTCGATTGTCAAAAGATGAGCTGAATGCTGTTCTCCGTGGAACTGCTCAAGCTGTCGTTGCCACCGAAGGTGAGGAATCACCCGACATCGACGAACTCCAGAACCTTGAACGATGAAAACCTCCCTCTCCAAAAAAGGTAACACCTATCAGGGCAAGAAGGTGACGCTCAACAAACCGTTCTACACTCCTGGCGAGCGGAAGAAGAGTGCTGTCTACGTCAAGAACGACAACGGCAACGTCATCAAGGTTCGATTTGGAGACGCCAACATGACGATCAAGAAGTCGAATCCTGAGCGTCGTAAGAACTTCCGCGCGCGGCATAACTGCGCGACGGCAACCGATAAAACGACTCCTCGGCACTGGAGTTGCAAATCCTGGTAAATTTATGGATAAGATGAAACTTGGTGGTGGCGGACGTTACGAGAAGCTCATCAGCAGCCTTGAGAAGAAGGGCGTTAGAGAGCCTCGCGCACTTGCGGCTTACATCGGACGCAAGAAGCTAGGCAAGGCAAAGTTCCAATCGCTCGCTGCGAAAGGTCGTCGCCGTGCTGAGCGTGAGAAGGCTAACGCTTAGGATACTTTCCCTTGGAGTACGGCTTTTTAACCGACTCCTTATCAACGACGAACTTCTCTGGCTCCGCGTAGTTCCATGAGATGTCGCCGCCTGTACCACGCTGGATCATAATTGATCCGGTGACTTTTCCGTCTTTGTCCGTCATGCCGGAACGGTCTGCCCGTTTCGCCATGCCGAGCATGAACTTGCGCGGGTTGTTGAATCCAACCTCCTTCATCACAATCACCTCTCTCGCCCAGTTCGTCAGGTCCGACGATCCGAATCCTGAGTAGGCCAAATCTGCCACGCTCTCAGGCTTGTCATCCTTGCCCTTCGGCTTTGGGAAGTGATGGACAAGCACCAGGACAACGCCTGTCTCCATCATAATCGGCTGGAGCAGATGTCGCGTGAAGTTCGCGCATACCTCAATGTCAGCAGGATTGCCGCCCATGTAGGAGAGCAGCGGATCGATGTAAACAACGTCAGCCTTGGTCTTGCGAACGAGACGGCGGAGCATTGTGGCGAAGTCTGTTCCGGTGCGAACCGTTTCGCGGAAGAAGAGCATGTCAACACTCCGCAATCCTCGCTCCCAGTTCTCTTTTCCGAACGTCATCTGAGCAGCGCCTTTGAGTGCGTCATGCTGATCGGCAATGTCGTTCTCGGCTTGGATGTAGGCCACCTTGAGCGCGCGCACAGGTTTGACGCCGAACCACGCTTCGCCGGATGCCCACTTCATCCCCTGATACGCGGCCATCGAGCTTTTGCCGCAACCGCTTTGGCCGACGAAGA